TACTAAAGGAAGACAAGCAATTTTTACAAGAAGAAGGCCATTCCGTTCGGCCTATAAAAAAGGCTCTTATATCTAATGAGTAAGAGAACCTCTGGTGTGTTTCACTTAATTCTGAGTGAAGCTCACTGGTCGTAAAGGCTGGAGGTAGATATGTCTGTAGCAGGATTCTGGCGTGAACTTAGACAGGATAGTAGAGATATTAATATTAATAGTAATAGATTAGGAAAGATAAGCAATCCATTTTTCCTATTCCCACAGGGTAATGGACCTCGTGGTTCCTTTACTACATTTGCTGATTTAGCACCTAATTTGAGAAATAGAGATGTAATTATTTTTGGTGGTGTTTTGAAAGAGCAAGCAGTAACACCACAAGATGTATTCGATGTTACTATTATTGGAGCCGCTAACAGGCCGAGACAAGCTACTGACGCTGGAGTAGCTACAGGTGGTGGAGCATCATGGTTAGCACCTGATTCACCTACTGCTGCTACACCATTGTTAAAAATTAGAGAGCAAGGTTGGAGTATTTTTAATATTATGTTTCAACCTGTAGCAGCTTCTGCTTGCATTAGACTATCAAGAGCAGAAACAGCGGCTGATGCTGATGGTTCACATGCTACAATAGAAGATTGTTATTTTGTTGGTGGTGGTGCAGATGGAATAGCAATTGAAGACGTTGGTGGATGTAGTAGAGTATTAATCAAAAATAATAGGTTTGAGGGGATATTGGATACTGCAATTAAGGGGATTAGTACAGGAATTGCAGTACCAGCTATGTGGGAAATTCTTGGAAATAGATTCAAAGGATGTTTAAATGATATTAAGATGTCTCTTAATGATTCACTAATTGAAGGTGGTAGACATTTCACTGCTGGTTCTGGTTCAACAAACAAGGTTATTTCTACTGTTGCTGTCTCAGCGCAAGGTGACAATAATCATGTTTTGCTTAATCAGTTTAAGAATATTGCTTCAGAAATTCAAATCTCTAATGGATATAGTGGAGGTTCTACTGATACATGGAACAACTATGCAGAGGGAACAGCAGCGTTAACTGTAACGTCGCCTCCTGGAGCTTAGTTAGTTAGCAAGTTAGTTAGCGAAGATGGGCTACTCTGACCCATAGAAATAAATTTATTGGGTCAGAGTATAAAATCTATGATTATAAATGAGATTGAACTAGCTTGGGCAGCTGGATTTTTTGATGGTGAGGGATGTACGTGTTTTTGGATTCAGAAAAATAGATTTTATAATAGAAAATATGGGAGGATAAGAGTTAGTATAGCTCAAAAAGATAGATTTGTATTAAGACGATTTCTATATGCTGTTAATACTGGTAGTATTTCATTTTCAGGTGGAAAATATCAATTCTATGCTGACGGACTAGAGAAGTGTCAAATTATACTAATTTTACTTTGGAAATTTCTTTCTCCTATTAAAAAGAATCAATACCGTGAAAAACTTAAAATTTTTATAGATTGGAGAACAGAGTAGCCCTTTTTAGCTTTGAACTCTTGAATCATGTTACGAGACCATTCTCCAATAGTAATTTCCAGCTTTGAAGGATTGTGGCAAAGAGGCGACAAGGATAATACGCCATTAGACAATTTTCAAGACTGCAACAATATCAAATTTATTGGACAATCTTCATTCGGGACAAGAGATGGAATTGGAGTTCATCAATCAGTAACTACTCCCTTATCTAATATTAAAAGAATCTATAATTATCCTACACCAGATGGCAATACTTTAATTGTATTAGCTGAGAATTCTTCAGGTTCTGGAGAAATATATCATGTAGTTAATTCTACTACTATTCATGGTCCACTATTAACTATTGCAACCATGACAGATTTTGGATTTATTCCTTATGCAGGACGTGGTTATATTACACCTTTTACTACGACTGTAGAAGAAGGATTAAATGTTGAAAAGGGGATTACTGGTGAGTTCTTATATGTATATGCTGGTGATGGAACTGCCGCAAGGAAAGCAGCTGGTGTAGCTCCTACTGGTGCATTAACTATTGCAAATGGAGCCGCTGGGAATACTGATGCTGGATTTCATTTATTTGGTGTAGTATTTGAGACTAATTCTGGCTATTTAACCTCTATTGGAGCAATTACATCATTTACTACGAGTGCTGCATTATCAGTATCTTTCAGTGTTATTCCTACAGGTGGTGCTACAGTAACTAAACGCCATCTTGTAGCAACAAAAGTAATTACTGATTATAATGGTAATACTACAGGCTATCAATTCTTTTTCCTACCAGATGGAGAGATTGCTGATAATACTACCACAGTATTGAACAATGTTTCTTTCTTTGATGCTGATTTACTAGATGATGCTTCACACCTAATTGATAACTATGCAGAAATTCCGGCTGGTGTTGGATTAACTCTTTATCATAATCGCCTTTGTCTTTGTACTACATTTGATGATATTTCATTAATTTTAGTATCGGCAATTGGTGAACCAGAAGCTATTAGTCAAATTGATGGATTAATTGTAGTTCCTCCAGATGGTAATCCAATTACTAATATGGAAGAATTGAGAGATGTATTATATGTAACTAAACGTGCAAGAACTGTTTCATTTGTTGATAATGGTGATGAACCTTCTTCTTGGCCTTTAGTTACTGTAGATAATGCTTTAGGAAGTTCTGTTCATGGGATTGCAACTGTATTAGATTCTGGCTCAAGTTCTGTTGATTATTTAATTATTGCTACTTATCAAGGAATTTGTTTGTTTAATGGACGTTACATAACACCTGAGCTATCTTGGAAAGTTGAGGATTTATGGAAGAATTTAGAAAGAAATGATTTTAATAAGATTCAGGTAGTTAACGCACCAATTCAAAAAGAGATATATACAATTCTTCCAGATAAAAGATTACTAGTTGGAAATTATGCTAATGGAATGGAGCCAAAAAGGATTAGGTGGACTCCTTGGTCATTCCTGATGGAATTGAACACAGTTGCAATTGTTAATATTGATGATATTATTTTTGGCTCTGACTTACTCTGATGGCAACTTATATTCTACGGATAGATGATAATTTTGGTATTGCAAGTAAAACTTCTGCATGGGTAGGAGTTAATTCAGCCGCTGTTTGTAGTGCAGTTGATGCAGATATAATAACACAAGCGAATCGTTCATCTGGAACTGGATTTGTTTCATTAATTAGATTTTGTGATGGCGTTACAAGTGTAATAGGAAGCCATTTATTAAGGTTTCAATGTTTCGTAAATGGTGCAGCTTTTTTTCTTGACGGTGCTGGCACAGCAGTAGTTCTCCCAGTAGGATTTGTTGTAGATTCTGTAATTTTAAGGGTGGATAAAAGTAATGGTTTAGATTCTGGGTCATATTATATTAATGCTTCATCACACTTATTCATGCAGTTTAGTCAATCTATTGAAGAAGAAATTGCTAGCGGTTCTGTTGGAGGCACACCACAAGCTTCGTTTACACGTCCTACTACATTTCCAGCAATAACAGCTTTAAGTTTATTACTTGACGGATTTGGACTTCGTTACACAGCAACTACGCAAGATGTTGTCAAATTTCGTAATGTTAGAATAACTGGAAATTATTCAATACTTTCATTTTCTTGGACAGTTGATACTCCTGGACCTCTTACAATTGGAGAATTAGTAAGTATAAGCGTTACTGGCGGTGGAGGAATAGCAGGAATAGGCACAATTAACTTGTACATAACAAAAAGCGGTGTTCAGCTTAAAAAAACAATTACAACTTTTGTAACACAAACATCAACACTAATTACATTTTTAGTTCCAGCTAGTTTTGGTTTGTTTAGCGGAACAGTTACTATAACTGCAATAGGTACTGAATGGACTGGAGAAGTTAAAATTGGAACTTTTGAGATTGCATCAGTAGATGGTTCAGGGATTTATACTTTAGTTAAAAACAAAACTGATGATACTGTTTATGTAAGAGCTACTAGTGATACATTAGATGTAAAAATTCCTAATCCATTTGCGAAGACTGGTTTCATTGGCTAAATCATCATTTTCTGGTGAGCTACTTCACTTTAACGCAGTTAGACTCCGCGTTACAGGAAGTGGTAATCTTCAATTGGATTTGCATTCTTTAAGTGATGTTAATAGTTCATCTTTAACTGATGTAGTTCTTGCATCTTTAACTAATAGAGAGCCTACAATCCTCGCAAACTTTATAGAACAACGTGCCTATTTAGAGATTAAAACAACTGAGATTAATGAGACTTTTGTGATAAGCCGAATAACAATGTTCATTAAACCTGTAGCTACTGGATTTCCTCAATGACAATCCAGCCTAAATTAGACCGCCTTAAATCTCAATTACTGACTAGTGGTCTGCAAATCAAGGATAATCCTCTATTTCAGGTTATTAACCAATTAATTGATTCTACTAGACAATTACAGGATTCATTTGAAGAAGATATATTAACAATTAATAATAACATTACTAATTTGACTGTTATTGGAAATAAGTCTTCACGTTTAATTGCACCACTAGCTGTAAATGCAGAAGAGGAATCTACCTTTTTCATTCCTGGAATAGAATCTCTAGCACTACCCTGGTCAGTTAAGAAGGGTGGAACTGGATTAACTAGTTATGCAAAGGGTGATATAATTTATGCATCTGCAATTGATGTACTTGATAAATTAACTATTGGAAGTGTTAATGCATCTATTCTTCAAGTTTCTACTGATGTTCCTTCATGGACTATTTATTCAATGCCGGTTGGTCCAATTTCTGCTGGTGATGTGTTATATGGTGGTGGAACTAATACTGTTTCTAATCTTGCATTAGGAACGGCTGGTAAAGTATTTCGTTCTACAGGTTCTTTTCCTGCTTGGAGCTCATTTAATATTTCTGATACATTTGCACAGGGTGATATTATAATTGCATCAAGTACAAATACTCTTATAGCACTAGCAGATATTGCAACTGGAAATGCATTAATTAGTGGTGGAGTGCTGACTGTTCCATCATGGGGTAAGATTGGATTAACTACTCATGTTACTGGAACTCTTCCACTAGGTAATGGTGGAACTGGTTCAACTTCATTTACGGCTGGTTCAATTATATTTTCAAATGGAACTATTTTAACTCAAGATAACAGTAATTTATTTTGGGATGATACTAATAATCGATTGGGCATTGGCTTGGTAACTCCAGCCGTCTCACTTCATATATCAGCAGACCCGGCGTCAGCAGGTGCGGAAATATTA